AATTCGCTCAAGAAGTTTCGCAAGAGATATTATAATTTCAAGCAAGATTGGGAAGATGGCACAATATGAGCAATAAAAATTTAGAAACTCTAATCGATGAAGCGCTAGATAATATTCGTGACGATAGAAAAGTTGCGAGAGAGTTTTTAAATGAGATTGCCAACCAGATTGCAAAGGATTCAGAACAGAACAAGTATTTAAGTCCCGTGGCAGCCAAGCATATCGAAACGATGCAGAGATCAAACGAACAATTGGTTAAACTGATTGGTTTGCGACAGAAAGGACAAACACAGCAAGTAGGACTCACAGAAGAAGACAAGAACGATTTATTTGATTTGATTCAGAGCGCCCCCTAATGTCTAAAAGTACAGATTGGAAACAAGCTAATTACGCCATTTGGTCCCGCCGTCGCGCCCAAGATACTTATGGAAAGAACAATATATTTAAAGCGAGGGCGCTTACACAAGGATTTGTTTTGACGCCTGCGATGGCCAAGGGCCTTGAGGCCACGCGCGCTGGCAAGGAAGGAGACGACAAAGACACTCGACATGTTAGAATGTATTTTATAGGTAGAATATTGGGCCCAAATTCGCCACACAAATTTTTACCAGATCCCTGTGACCCGATTTTTACAGATGCAGAAACTACTGCATGTGCCTTGAATGCGATTTCCCTCCATACAATCTTCATTACAACAAAAGATTTTAATTATGGTGATAAGGATGCTATATCCCCTAATGATATTTTTAATGTTGCTTTAAAGGCTGGCACTGGCAATGCGCCATATAATTTACAAGTTGGAATGGCCTTGAATAGAAATAAGAAATTTCAGGCAAGGAACAACAAAGATGATACAGAAAATTGTAAAAAGTTAAGTAGTATGGATTTTGCAGGTGCCATTGACTGCGGCATGCCCACACCTGATCCGAAGACGAGTACAATCGCTGGTCAAAGTGTGACAAATGGCAAGTTGCCGAGTGATATGTTGGCAGGAGTTGATACAAATAATTCGAGTGCCGGCACCGTTCTGGCCGCCGCCGTTTCTGATTTTAATAAGATGGCTGCTGCCTTTAAAACAAATTTCGTAGAGAAGTTCCCACTAAATAATGGATATCGTAGTTACGCAGATCAGGTCAAGGTTGCATGCATGTATGCCAGCGAACCAGGGCGCGCCGCAGAACCCGGCACTTCAAATCATGGCTGGGGCCTGGCTTTTGACATGAATGTTCCCGGCGAGGGGAACACCACCGCACAGTTCGCGCATGCTTATTATATATGGATGGCGGCCAACGCGGGAGATTATGGATGGGTTAACCCATCATGGGCCCGCCAAGATTGCAATTCGGCCGTCCAGAAGTGCAAGGCAGAGCCTTGGCATTGGGAATATACCAAACCGACAACACCACCTCTCGCTGAGACTGACGCCTCCGAATAGGATAAAATTGATGTCTGATAATACAGATAGTACAGATTGGAAAATAGCTCTTGAATTGATCTACGCAGAGTCGCCTGAAAAGCGAGATATCTACGGCAAAAATAATATATTTCAAGTAGTTGCTCTTACTAATGGATTTACTTTGACCCCGGCCATGGCCCGCGGGCTCGATAGTGCCTTTCGGGCTGGTGACAACGACAAAGGAGATACTCGACATATTAGAATGTATTTTATAGGTAGAATATTGGGCCCCCAATCCCCGCATATGTTTTTACCATTTCCTTATGATCCGGCCATATCTGAAAATGAGAAATGCCATCTCAATGCAATTTCGCTTCATACGACTTTTCTTACGGCAGATGATTTTGTTTTTGATTCCAAAGAACCTATCTCAAAAGGAGATATTTTTAATGTCGTTTTATTCCCTGGCACTGGAGATGATCCATTTAATTTACAAGTTGGAATGGCATTGAGTAGAAATAAAGAAGAAACACACGCTTCTATAAAGGGGATTAGCGAATCAATACAAAATATGTCTTATGACACAACGTTCTCACCGCCCGCAGCACCAGAATTGCCTGTTACCCCAGGAGACGAATGCAAGCCATTGACCACTGGAGATGTTGCGTATCCTTGTTTAACAAACACTTCTGTAAGATTGGTTGTTTTTTATCATGGTGTAGAAAGCCACGGTAATCAAGCAGTTGTGCTTGGAAAACTTAAAGAAATTGGTATTGCCGATAATGTAATGTTTTTGATTCCCAAAGGTCGCGACAAAAATTATGCTGATGTTGAACAATCAATTGAAGAGTTGGTAAAATTAAATGGGCTCACGATAACAGATAAATATTTGGGAGCATGGAGTGGTGGTTCGGTTGGATTTAAAACGGCATTTTATTATGGCACTCGACCATGGCCCGGCGAATTTAGTGAAACCATGTTGGCGGATCCTTCTCCATTTCAATGGACCGAGGGTGTTACATATATGGAATATAGACCAGAAAATTGGACAGGCCCAAACGCAGAACTTGGACAACAGCAGATTCCAATGGCAGAACAAATTGAAAACGCTGGAGGTAAAGCTGTCCACGTAGCTCTCGGCCATGAAGAAATTTTAGTGCAGATCTTAAAGAGATTGGCAGCATAATATCCTAAAATAAATAAATAAAATAGAACTATATAAAGGAGTAGGAACAAAATGGGTAAAAGAAAATTAATTAGACAAAATTTCGTTGAATGTGATGTGGGAGATATTGGAACAAGCGTTGCCGGCGAAAGTACTGCTCCAGAACTCGTAGAAGACAGAATTAAGCAGGGGAAGCCAGTTAATCAGGCAATGGGGGGTATATTTCATACGTCTCCCCCACATCCATTTGTTACTTTTAATTCTGCTACGAACGAGAAACGAATCGGAGCAGACGGCGCCGACATTGTTTTTGGACAAGATCGTCCAACTGGATTGTCCTCGGGCTTTGGCTTCAAGGGCATCTTTTCTCCAACAATTGATCTTGTTGTGGGTAGAGTCTCGTCGGCAAAAGATGGAGAAGGCCCATGTGAGGGAATGTTTGTTGATAACAACTTTGCTGCCGACGCCGCAAGAATATATATAAGTCGGCTGACCAAGGTAGATACAAATTTTGGTATTGTAAGAGCAGGTTCAGGAGGCAGCACCCCGGAACCCGGCCGGTCAGGAATTGTAATTAAAGCCGATAAAGTTAGAGTTATTGGCCGAGAAGGTGTAAAAATTGTTACCGGCAAAATGCAGGGCCTAAAAGCCGGCACAGACGGAGAACTTAATTCTGTCGGGGGTAAAATAGAACAGGCCCCTACCATTGAGTTAATCGCCGGCAATTATGGCGAATACCGAACAGTGTGGGGAGGAGCGGCCAACATGCGGGAACGGATTGAATATTTACAGCCAGTTATCAAGGGAATTAACATGCAAGATTGTATAAAAGAATTACGAGGCATGCTTGATCGCACATTGGCAATGCTTCAGAACTTTATAACAACCACAATAACTGCATTAGGGGTTATTGGGATCGATCCGATTCGGAGTTGGGTTCCATCGGGCTGTTCAACATCTGTGCAGATGGCGATAAACTATGCGTTAGTTCCCGTATATACTCTACAGGCAGATCTTATAGCTTTTGAGCAAAATTATCTAGAATGGTCCGGTTACAAATGGATCTGTAGTAAAAGCGTTAGGACGACTTAACTATGGCACGTTCAGAATTTTTACCATATCAGGATGCAGATGGCGATGGCCTAATTGACGTTTGTGATGATGTGATGGATGTTGCGGAAGTAGAAGAATGTCCAACTTGTACACCAAATCCTTCCGCGATTGTTCCCAATTGGCGAAAATTAAAAATTTATGAACCTTTTTTAAATGAAAAAACGTGCCAGTATCAGATTACGATAACAACGCATCATACAACAACGGGCGCCCCAGAAAATGCCAACGAGGAACAATCCGCCGCGGCCCTTAAAGAGATATATGATGAAAATGTTGAAAAAGCGATTCAAGTTTTATTAGATGTGTTTGACAAAGATGATTCTGATGCCTCTAAGGAGGTAGTTGGAGCCACTATTGAATATACGGATTATGATTTAGCCCCTCGTCCCAAATCTAGATTAAAACTGCTTTATTCTGTGCCGTATGATATTATAGATGGATTAGATGAAGCCTCCGGCGATGAGGATGATGAAGAGGACGATGAAAGTACTGATGTTACAGTAACATATATGGCATATGAAATGGTACCCAAATGGCTGGATGCTAGAAAGGGCTTATCACTTTATGGCAGATATTTGAAAATTTTTCGACAGCTTGAAAATTCAAATATTTTATTTTTGAATGATAATTCGGTTTTTAATTTAGAAGATTATGGTGATTATGGTTTTGGGGAATCCGTTTTAAAAGACTTGTTAAATCAATTGGATGACTTTTTAAGATCCAAGGGGTACAATATAGCTGGTGTTGGTGTTTTCTCGTTTGGTGGCGGCAACAGATCTATTAAAAATATAAAAGTTGAAAAAATATTTTTTAGATTTAGCAAGGAATATGAATTAAAGAAAATAAAAGTATATACAGCGGATTGCCCAGAAGATCCTATATCCTATATAAGCAAATTATCATCACTAAAAGCTAAATCTGCATGGAAAGACCCTACAGCGGTAGCATATTGGGCCCATTTAGATGAAATAGAAGTGGATCTTAAGGCAACAACACCTCTTCCATGGTTGGATTTTGTTAAGAAATACACCTATCCAGAAGTGTATACAATGGCAAATGCTGAATATGATCCGGATGCAGAGGGCCCCCTTACTTGTATCGGAGAAGCGCTTGCAAGCGAAGCAAAACAAATTGGTAGTGATGTAATGGATGAAGTATTTGGTTTGGCAGATGCAATTGCATATAAATTTCACGAAAACTTATGCACCGACGCCGCCGGCCAAGAATCAATACTACAAAAACTAGGCCAACGGGTCGATCCGAAGACCGGTCAGTCGGAGTCAGTTGCCGCCGTCGCTCAGGCGCAGGCATACGAAGAACTAGAAGATAGCAATCCATTTCTCTTTTATTTCTGTAATGAACTTTTAAAAAGTGTATCTGGCGGTACTACCGGCTCTGCTACTAAAAGTCCCGGTGTTAAAGCTTGGAATTCTGGATTCGCGGAATTGGTTGGCAAACTTTGGGTTTGCGGACTTTTGGATTTGTTGGCATCGGCCATTCAGTGTTTATTCGCGGGACTATCATTAGAAGAAGCTCTTGCGAGCATGGTAGAGAACGCTCTTAAAGCAATGTCAATTGATAATTTTGGTGATTTGTTTATTGGGCTCCCCCCAGAAAAACAAGCAGAGCTATCTGCCTTGGTACAGAAAAATCTTGATGAAGGTAATATTTTTAAAGAAGGATCAGCCGCCGATTTGGCCTCCGACGATGTTACGGGAAACTATATTGCGACTGAACCATGGGCATCTGAATCAGTCATTGAAGAAGAAAAAGATAATATGACAGAGGGTTCGTATGAATCAATGACTCGCAGCGAATATGAAGAATATACTACAGGATCTAGACGCTCCTTGGCAACCACATATGATTATGCAACTAGCGCCCAAGAAGGCACCGAAGAATTGAGTAACAGCATTTTAATGGAAGCCTATATTAAAGCACTAATAGAAGTATATTCGGAAAACTTGTTGGATTTGGTAGATGAATTAAACAAGTTTCCAGGCGCCGAGATTGTATCTTCAGTTCTCGCAACCCTCGTTTGTCCCATCCCAGCTATGTTTAATCCCAGTATAATGGACTTTGTTAAGGATCTTGAGCTTCCGTTTTGTAGAAACATGAACGAACTCGCTCTACCGAGACTCGAATGGCCTACAAACTGGTTGTCATATATTAAAGATCTCTTGGGGTCTTTGAAAGACGCAGCCATTTGGGCCCTCAATGAGCTATTATACAGAATTCTTATTATGCTAATGGTAAAGATTTGTGAATTAATAGGAGATGCAATTTGCAAGGCGCTAGAAACTGCTGGTGATTTAGCAGCCGCATTGCCAGATCTTTTAACTGGAAGAGATAATCTCTCTAATGTAATTGGAGAATCAATTTGCGGCGATGATGCCGACGATGAAAAGGTTAATGATACAATTGCGGAAATGTTCCAATTGCTTGGGAATGGCGGCGCCGCGTTTAGTGACCAAGAACAAGTTATAGCTTTTGCTGGAGATCTTTCTTCAGCAGTTACGAAACAAGAACTAACAAACTGGATCTTGGGGGATCCTTCCGCAGCCCTTTTGGAAGTCGTAGATAATTTGATCGAGTTTGAATATCCAGATTTTAGAGACAGCATAAGAAACGAAGGAGATGCTGCGAGCTTGGGTAGAAATATAGGTAATTTGATGCCGGTAGATTTTAGGGCCGGCCTGAAAGATCTCGTAGATTCCCTTCCTAAAAATCAAATCTTGCCGGCCAATCCTAGTTTGTGTGCTAGTCCGGAACAAATTGAACAATTTTGTGAGTTAAGGGCAGAATTACTATCTGGTAGAGCCTCGCCGGAACAGATTGCTAAAATGTGTGAGGATACTCCTTCGTTGGGTGATTTAGATGATTTGGGCAAGGTTTTGCAAGATGGAATTCCGAATTACATAAAAAACAATATGCCTCCCCTTATGTCGGATCCTGGTTGCGACAATGGATTGTTACCTTTCGAACCAGAAACTACAATTGCGGCCGCCACTGTATCTCTGGGTAACGAGCTTGAAATGCTTAAGGTTGATTTTTCAACTGACATGCTTGGCAACGGCCCCGGAGAAAAAAATTGGGGGATTATAAATATGATTCTTTCCGATACAATGGGCAATCCTCTAACTGCACATCACAGGAAAGCGTTTAGTCAAAAGAGGTATGTTGATTTCAATGTTGAATATGATTTGAAAGATCTGCTGGCGGACAACGCCACCGCGCTCGCAGATTCCGGCGCGGCCGTTCTGCTCGCCCCCGTCCTCGCGGCAATTTCTGCAATGGGTAGCGGCCCCGCCTTGACTCCTCGTCAGAGAGGCGCCTTTCCGGCGAATGTTGCCGAATGGTTGCAGGAAGAAATGACAAACATAAATGTAACCTACGCTTCAAACAATGACTGGAAAAAAGATAGAATAATTTCAAAGACGCTCTCAGATTATACAAGCATTTTTCGGCCGGCCGTTAATTTTCTGGGATTGGTAGACATGGGATATAATGTCGAAACAGAACCAGATTATGAAAATGATAAATTAGATTTTATTGTGAAAGGGCGTAAACAAACCCCGGATGTGACTTTACAGTTTAGAGATAATTCAAGAGGCGCCGCCAGCAGGGGATTGATCAACTTCCAAGAAGGATTTGATCTCGAATTTTATCTTTCCGATTTGGAAGAACATGTAGCAGAATTTAGAGGTGATACCGAAGGCCCCCGCAATTTACCTAGCGATAATGTAAGAATTAAAATAGTTGATGTGCGCGACACATCAACCGATTTCTCGCTTCTCGCCCCCGCAACACTTATGCCCATCCCCATTCCCGGCGCCGCCGCAACTTCTTTATTCAAAAAGGAGACCGAACGAATCAGCAAAGATAGAAGATTTGAATTTATAGCGATCGATGATACGCTTGGAAACATGGAACTAGATGAATATCCTACTTTTTTAAGTACTTTTGAAACTAAATCGTCATATACTCCACAAGTTGTACTACTCGCAGAAATGCTTAATAATGCCGGCGCCAGCATCGGTAACAAAGAACAAATTAAGAACACTTATGATTCGATTATGAGCAATTTTTTGCAAACAATTTTTCAGTCTGTTGCATCCAATGAAGCGGCATTTAATTATGGAGCAGAATATGATAGCTTAACGTCGGGAGATGCTATGTATGTCGTCCCCGATAATACTACTGATGTGCCATCGGAATATTGGGGCGGTGCATATGAAGACGCGCAAATTACAGATTCTGAAACCGAAGATCTGCGCCCAATTGAAAACGATGACCAAATTCTTGGTGTTAGTTACATGCAATATTCAATCGAATCCGGCACAAGAGATGAAGAAAATAGAGTATTTTTTCTAGATCCGACAATCTTTGGTGGCAATTATATGAACCCTGCTGTTTATGTTAAGCCTTTACAAAATAAAGGTTGGTTGGGATTTGTAGATGTAATGTTTCCGGACCTGAGCCCCTGTAAGCCACAAAACACAGATTTAATTGATTTTGGTGACATTCAAGATATGATTGATGAAATTTATCCTAGCATCCCATTTGACGAAAGATTAAAATCTGATCCTAATTGTGTTGTCGAGGTTCCATATAATAGAATTTTAGATCGCACCGCGGTCGCTGGCTTGCAAGGATTGATTAGTGCTGCAATTAGAGTATTTGTAAGTGTGCATTTCATCAAATCTTTGGCAACGTTCACTAAATTTAGCCCACAGTTTCCTCAAAATTATAGTTCTCTATACGCATCTTATATTGTTGAAGATATGGAGGCCGCCTTTAAAGATTCTCAAAAAGCAGGTTGGGAATTCTTTAATCCGTTTAAAGATGACGAATTTTGGTATGCGTTTTTGGAGCAATCAGTTCAAATGTACGGCCGTCGCTTAGATCAGGGCGATATTCAAACTCCACCTACGGCTGTTTTGGATGCTCTTTTCAGATTAAACGACTTGCAGGAAGATTATGATTATGCAAACACAGAGGATCTTAAAGAAGCAAAAGACAACGATGAAGTTGGTCGACTTAAAACTCTTAAAAATTATCGTGTCGATCAAAATCTTGAAGCCGTTTGGGAAACTCAAGAAGATGCCAAATTAATCCTTAAAGAATTGGTGATGGAACAGGTCAACTTTATGACCAAAAAATTCATGAAAAATCTTAAGATTGTTGGAATGGCTCCCGATGTTCACGATATGGGGTATTACTTACTTGAAAACTTCACTCAAGGAAGCAGTCTCACAATTAATGAAAACGTGAAAGCGGGGGGATCCATACGAGAACAATATATTAATTTACCCGCAGTTCCCATTGAAGAAGATGTCGATATGGAGTTTCATAATGAGGGGGATGAGGCATATTATACACATGGTGGAGAATTTATTGTTAAAGAAGATAGAGATGAAGAAGGGTGGAATGTTGGTCAAGAATATATTGGATATTATCATGTTATGATTGATTCAGAAGCCGATGATATTATTTATATGGTTGGCGAATATCACGACGAAGATCCGCATGATGTTTTATATCCAATGGTTAACAAAGTCGAAGTTGCAATTGGAGATGTAAGCGAATATGGTAGTACCTCTTCTTCCACTTCTACGACACAACCATTTGTGGTTGAAAAATACGTGAGTATTAATGGCACCCGGGTGAGCCCTGCCGCGGCTAAATCAACAATTGCTAGCCAAGATACAACTCTGCTCATATCAGATGTATATCCCGGTAATTTAAAAATTGCCAATGATGTAAATGGGTATCCAGTTGGCCTCCTTGGAGAGCTTGGTGTTCGCCATGGCATTGTTTTTTATATGACCTTTGGCGGCACTAAATATGAAATTGCATCTGCCGAAGTCGATGCACTTGATTTACCAATGAATAAATTTACTGTTGCAGAAGCGAATAGTAAGCTACTGCTTTGTTTGATCAATAATTTGAAAGAAGATGATAGATTTAAATTAATGTCCAGGTATATTTTCCCCCTTAACAAATTTACATCACTCACAGCAATTTATAATAATTTAGGCTTTTTACCTTCAATTGGAGAAATAACTGTTGATGAGGGTGAAACTTTCCTGAAAATTAATCCGCTCATGGCAGCCGACGTGTCGCTCGGTGTGGGCGAAGGCCCCTTGGCCATGGCCGCCGCCGCGGCGGCTTTCGATTCGGCTAAAAAACCAGGCATGCATGCGGAAGTTGAAACAGATGACGATGGTTTTGTCACCAGTGTCTCAACAGAGGGTGTATCCGGTTGGGCTTCAGCAGAAGATCGGGAACCCGGATTGCTTGGTGGTTTGTTTGTTCGAGAATGGGATAATTGGGATCAAGTATTGTTAAGAAATTCAAAGAGTCGAATTAAAAAACTATTTAAAAATCATTATAATTCTAGAGACTTTGATGTTGATGAGATCGGCGGCAAAGAATCGTCCCCCGGCCAGGTTGTTTTAAATCAGTTGAAGGACGCCCTAAAACCCCGCACAGGCGAAAAGATATTACCTAGATTTCGGCGCCGACGTTTGATATCAAATCCATTTAATGCTGATGGAGAATTGTGCGAAAACAAAGATTGATGATAATTATAATGAGGTAATATAAAAAAATGTCTTCTTTATCGGTTGCTTTGCCATTGAAAGTCAGTCTTGTCGATGGTTATGTGATGAATAAAAGTTTAAAATCTTTAATTAAACAAAATTTAAAAATGCTTATATTGACAAATCCTGGCGAAAGGGTGATGGAGCCAGCTTTTGGCGCTGGGTTAAATCGGTACTTGTTTCAGAATTTCACTGAGAGCACATATTCAGAAATAGATACAAGAATAAGAGAACAAGTAACCAAATATATGCCTTCGGTTAAAATAAACAGAATTTCCTTTGATCCCGGTGGGCAAGATTTTAATAAGTTATCTGTTTCCATTGAATACTCTGTACCAAAGATTCATGTTAGGGATTTATTAGAGTTTACTATTTAAAGTTGAGGAACATTTATGGCAGACGAACAGAAAAAAATAGTACCGATTGATTATACACATAGAGAGTTTGAAAGTATACGTAAAGATTTGATGCAAATTGCAGAAAGATTTTATCCAGATACCTTTCAAGATTTTAGCGAAGCCTCCTTTGGAGCATTAATGCTTGACGCTGTTGCTTATGTGGGTGATCAGCTTTCGTTTTATTTAGATTATAACGTTAATGAAACTTTTCTCGATACCGCGTACCAATATAGCAATGTCTTGAGGCTTGGTAGGGCAATGGGATATAAGGACACAGGGCGCCCCTCTACCTATGGTCAAGTAGCGCTTTTTATTTTAGTTCCTGCTTCTACCACGGGTATTGGGCCCAACACAAATTATGTTCCCATTCTCAAGAGAGGTACCCGATTTTCGTCAAACACGGGTTTAGGTTTTGTGTTGACTGAGAATGTAGACTTCGCAGATCCAAAAAACCCTGTTGTTGTGGCAACAGTAGATACAACAACGGGCGCCCCCACCAAATTTGCGATTAAGACATACGGAAATGTTGTTTCTGGTCATTTTGGTGTAGAACAAATAGCCATCGGCGCATACGAAAGATTTAAAAAAATAAAGTTATCAAGCGCCAATATTTCGGAAGTTGTTTCGATTATTGATTCCTCCGGCAATGAATATTTTGAAGTAGAATATCTATCTCAAGATATTATATACAAAGAGCTTACAAATAATAATTATAAAAATGATAATGTGCCGTCTGTAATTAAGCCATTTTTAGTTTCTAGAAAATTTGTTATTGAAAGAGATCGCAATAATGTTTATTTACAATTTGGAAGTGGCAAAACAGGAGCTTCTAATGTGGTTGCTGAACCACAAACGGTTGCATTAGAGATTTTTGGTAAGGATTATGTCACAGATACAACTTTTGATCCATCGCGCTTATCTAAAAATGAAAATTTTGGTATTGTTCCATCGAATACTACGTTAACGATTACATACAGAGTTACGAACCCTTTGAATTCAAATATCGGCTCGGCCGGACTAAATTCGGTTTCTTCACCAAAATTTGAATTTAAAAACAGAGAAACACTCGCAAGAACCACAACCCGGGATGTTATTGATTCTTTGGAGGTATCAAACGAACAGCCAATCGTGGGAAACACAACCACCGCCAATACAGATGAATTGAAAAAAAGAATATATGATACTTTTCCAACACAAAATCGCGCCGTGACACAGGCAGATTATGAAAATGTTGCTTATAGGATGCCTGCTAAATTCGGTTCAGTTTCTAGATGTTCTGTGCAAAGAGATCCAGATTCTTTAAAGAGAAATTTGAACATGTATGTAATTTCTGAAGATCGTTTTGGTAAGCTTACTACAACTAACTCAACTATTAAAAATAATTTAAAAACTTGGTTAAATAATTATAGAATGCTCAATGACACAATTGATATTTTAGACCCTCATATAATCAATATTGGCATTGATTTTGTTATCAAGGCGGCAACAGGTACCGATAAATATTCTTTATTAGATTCGGCCATTCAAACCCTTCAGGTACATTTTAATACAAAGTTTTATATAGGCGAATCATTATATATTAGCGATATTTATCAAGAATTAAAAGGTGTTAAAGGGGTGTTGGATGTAACAAGGGTAAAAATAAATAATAAAACTGCCTCCCAATATGCCAATTCGCATTTAGATATCAATGCGAATTTGTCTCCAGATGGAAGTCATTTGATTGTGCCACGTAATGCAATTATAGAAATTAAATTTCCAGCAACAGATATTAAAGGTAAAGTTAGATAATGGCTCTAAAAAACTATACAGCTAGCGCCGACACCACAATCGTTAACGTATTTCAGCCCGATTTGGCCACTCGCGGAACTGGTGCGAATATGGGGGCAGCGGATGTGGTCGAGGTTTTCTCGATTTATGGAAGGGTAACTACAAGTTCACAAGAACTATCAAGGGCTCTTATTAAGTTTCCCACTACAAAAATCGCCGCAGATCGCACCGCTGGCACAATTCCAGCTAGTGGAGATGTTAGTTTTTATTTAAAGATGTTCAATGCAGAACATTCAAGAACCATTCCAAGAGATATTACTTTTATGATTCGGCCAATATCTCAAGATTGGGAAGAAGGGGTGGGATTAGATTTAGAAACATATGCTGACGAAACAAAAGGATCTTCTGGCGCCAATTGGATGAGTGCTTCAAAAAATACTGCATGGACTGGCAGTACGCTTTCATCGGTTTCTGATGTTACAAATCGTTCGGTGGGCGGCTCTTATTTAACTAGTGCTGGAGATCCGGTATTTAAGGTCACGCTCCCTTCCGGTCTAGAGGATATAGATGTTGATATTTCTTCGCTTGTAGAAAAATGGATAGCCGGAACAATTAATAATTATGGTGTCGGTATATACCTTTCATCTAGTTTGGAGGCATCTGCATCTTCGCTGGCTAATACAAATGATGCTGCCGTTTTGCCACTTACTGGAGGAGCCCAAACTTCTTATTATACCAAGAGATTTTTTGCAAGAGGAACTCAATATTTCTTTAAGAGGCCGACAATACAAGCTCGTTGGGATTCCACAGTTAAAGATAGTCGAGGAGATGTATATTTTAGTAGCTCGCTAGCGCCACCCGCAGATAACATGAATACATTGTATTTTTATAACTATATTCGCGGAAAGCTGACCAATATTCCAAGTTTGGGCACCGATAATAGAGTTTATGCAAGTATATTTTCGGGAAGTGCAAATAATTCAGCGCCTTCGGGATCCGCCTTGGTTTTGTCTCCCGACAATAGTGGATATGTTCGCAGCGCCGAACCTACCGTTATAACTGGTGGTCTAGTAACGACGGGAATATATTCGGCTTCTTTTGCGCTTACGGGCACCACATCAATAACCACCTTATACGATGTTTGGTTTACTGGTAGTGATACTATGATAGCCACATCCTCTACAACACAATATTTTACTGGTTCTTTCTTTCCGCAAGTGGTGAATCCGGCCCAGACAGTATCTAAGCCTACATATTATTTGAATGTAACGAACCTAAGAGGCAAATATCGAGCCGACGAAACAGCAAGATTTAATTTGTATATCAGAAATAAAAACTGGAGCCCAACTATTTATACAGTAGCAAATTCAACTCCGGATAGTACAACTATAGTAAGTGCCTCTTATCGAGTATTTAGAACGATGGATGCCTATGGAGCAGTCCCATATGGAACTGGATCCGACTTACACACGCACATGTCTTATGATGTGTCGGGTAATTATTTTGATTTTGATATGAATCTTCTCGAACCCGGATATGAATATGCATTTAAATTTGCTTTTTACGATTCAGCACTAAACTCTTGGTCAGAACAACCGGGAGCATTTAAGTTTAGAGTAGAAGATTATGAGTATTAAGAAACTTTTTGGTTCTACCGATAAGTCAAATAATTATCTTTCTGATACAAATCAGAAGGACGCTTTTCAAGATGCCGAATCGGCGCGTAATGTTAGGGCGATCAAAGAAAAGCAAGAAACATTTGTACCTCAAATCGATTGGTCGGAAACTAAAAACTTTGCCAAATATGGTTCAGCTTATTTATACTATAAAGGTGCAGTTGAGAGGATTCATGATTATTATCCTTACGATGGCTCTGATGCGGAAATCAATGAATTTTATAACAACCTATTGGGTGTTGAAAAGTATATTTTTGATAATGAATACCCCAGAACAAATGGTTATGCAATTATTAGTGCCGATGGCTGGGGCACGACAACGATTAATTCCGGTTCTGGCTATGGATTACCAAGTGAGCTAGAATATATTACTTTTTATGGCGGACCAAACTCTTCTTCATATACTACATTAGATGGCGCCTTTTCAAATCCGCATGATAGCAGGTTCCAATATTCCAATATTTATGACACCAGCATTTATCAAACTGAGGGGCTTCCAACTGATTATGGAGATGGCACCCGGGAATCAAACTTAAAATCAGATTTTGATACGGGTGTCACTGTTGAGTTTTGGCTAAAGAAAGACGGCTTCAACAATGCCCTTACTTCTAAAGAAGTTGTGTTTGACATGTGGAACAATAACGATCCACGGGCGGTTGATTACGGCCGATTAACAATTGAACTAACAGGTGCCACCACCCCTGCCAGTAGTTTGTCGCCCTTCTTAATAACAGCGCAATCTGGCACGACAGGTATATTTACAGCATCTATCGGACAAAATCTCACTGCCGATTCTTTAAAATCTTGGCAACATTATGCGATTTCTTTCTACAACTCTGGTAGCAACTTTGTTTCAAAACTATACGTTAGTGGCACTTTAAATGATACATATATTGAAAATTCACTAACATTAGGCGAATTGCCCGAAAAAGATTTAATGGGGCGTATTGGATCGCTGTTGACAAATGTGGGCCCCGCGTCCGGTACCATCACCAAGCCAGCGCTGGCAGATGCCGTCTTGTTTAACGCGGCCACCGGTTCTGGGAAACTTAGTGGCTCTTTGGACGAATTTAGATTTTGGAAGGAAGCCAGAAGTGCCAACGATATAGCACGAAACTATATTGGTCAAGTTCGCGGCGGCGTTAATTCAGACATAAGCAATACGACATTAGGTATATATTTTAAATTTAATGAAGGAATCACCGGAACATCAAGCGTCGACGATACGGTATTAGATTATAGTGGTAGAATTGGCAATGGAGTTTGGACAGGATATGACACTTATTCAAGAAATACGAATTCAGCCATTGTGGAGTCCAGCGCCTCCGCGACAGAATATAAAGATCCGATTATATATTCATTCCATTCGGATGTTACAACATTAAAGGGTAATCTATTAGATAGCGGCTCATATCATGATTCTAATAATAATGGCTCTTTTCTGAGCTTAATGCCTGGCTGGGTTGTTGAGGAGCAAGATGACGAAACTTCCGATCTTAAGAAGCTTACACATATTGTAGGCGTCTATCTTGATAAGCTACATTTACAAATTTCGGCCCTGCCTGCGCTAAAGACTATAACATATACAAGTTCTTCGCACAAGCCACTTCCATTTGCTCAACATCTTCCGCAATCTCTTGGATTGTATATGCCGGAATTATTCATCGATTCCGATGTAATGGAGAAATTTTTAAGTAGAGATCAGACGAGTCTTTTTGAATCCGACTTAGATGAGACTAAGAATTTAATTTATCTGAATTTGTATAACAACCTCGCCGGTATTTACAAAAGCAAGGGAACCGAAAAATCAATTAAAAATGTTTTTAGATGTTTTAACTTAGATGATAGACTGATTAAGTTAAGTACATATTCGAGCGGCAGAACGTTTCCTCTAAAAAACAATCTTGAGCAGACACTAGTAAACAAAACACATATTAATTTAAACAAGAATGAGAACAAAGCCGCCGTAGTATATCAGGCAAAAGGCACTTCCGAGACTTCCGCTACCGCAGTAGACGCTATTGACACAACTGGTGTGAAAGCCACCCTTCTTGATGTTACGTTTACGTTTTCTGTACCTCCGGCGAAGGGTGGCGAAGGTGGTACAACCACGATATCGCTGCAAAAGTCTGCAACAACCTCACCAACGGCCGGCGCAAGTTCGATTGGTATTGGTTTTAGTAACAAGACAGATGCTGAAATTGCTGAACTTATTATCAATGCCATCAATGGGGCTTCGAAGACAAATATTGTCTTTGCGACCTCGGCAAACGGACAATCCGGCTACCAGTCTGGTATTAGGGCATCCCAAGGCAGCAGTAATACTCAAATTACGCTTACGATGATTAGTCCCGGGAGTGACGGTAATCTTACTAACGCAATTGCCGAAGGTGTTCACAGTGGCGAGTCGGTTGTTGTTGTAACAGACTTTACCGGCGGAACTGGCGAAAGTAGCGGCCATATTTCCGGAAGTGCCAGCCGGCTGCCGAATGGAACCGATGAAGGCGAGGCCCTCGAAGACAAATATGGACTTACCGTAGAAGCAGATATAACATTCCCATATTTTAATATCGATAATGATCCTGTACATAGAAACTTTTACACAGCATCATTGTTTGGCGTGCATACGGTTTTTACGGGTGCTACGAGTCCCGTTACCACTTATCCTTTCAATTCTCTTTCTGCTTCTCGCGACGGCACAGATACCACATTATTGACCGGTAGCCAAGATTATGCAAATTTCCAAGTTTTTGCTTGTAGGGATGAATTAGGTTCTAAGAACGTACACTTTAGATTGGATTCTTTAAATGCTCCTAATCCTCTTCCGGCCCTTACTAGTAGCACCTTTTTCAATGTTTATGACAATGACAGATGGAATTTTTCAGTTCGGATTAAGCCAAGCAATTACCCTGTCGCTGAAATTGTAACAGGCTCGACGGGATATACCTATGATGTTATCTTCAGGGGAGTTAACGCTGTTCTGGGGAATGTTCAAGATAGTTTTATTGCCACCGGTTCTGTTACTAAAGCTGTAGGTCAGAATTTCCTTAGAGCGCCCAAAAGATTGTACGCCGGCGCAAGAAATACAAATCTTACTGGCGCCAACCTGCAAGAATGCGATGCAACAATTGGCGGCGTTAAATACTGGACAAAATATTTAGAAGATGAAGATTTGAATCAGCACATTTTCGATACTGATAATATGGGAATTTCCGGTTCTTACAAAAATATTTCTGCCCTTGATTCTAATAATAGTACCTATGATTATCTCAACTTAAACACGATAGTATTAGATTGGAATTTTGATAGTGTAACTGGTTCGGATTCCGGCGGCAATTTTGATGTAAAAGATATTAGTTCCGGCTCGGCATTAATAAGAGATAATTATGGCTGGCTCGGCCTCCTTGCCGGGTATCAGCACACTGGTTATGGATCTGGTTTTGAGGCTTCTTCAACTGATGTGATTGATAAGCACGCAGTAAACACATTTAAATTTGTAAATCCAGAAAATCCAGCATCATCAGATATGATTAATATACTATCAAGTGATGATGTTATTTATGGATTGCCTGTTTCGCAAACCATTCCTAGTTTTTTCCATACAATAGAAAAGAGCATATATAACGCCATTTCCGAAGAAATGCTTACATTTTTTGCTGGTGCCATTGATTTTAACAATATAATTGGAGAGCCAGTTAATCGATACAGATCGAGATATAAAGCAATAGAAAAGTTAAGAGAGATTTTCTTTAGAAGGGTTACTTCCGTAACTGATGTTGAAAAATATGTTACATATTATAAATGGTTTGATGATGCGCTGTCTCAAATAGTTTCACAATTGTTGCCGGCATCTTCTGAATTTAATGCGGACACTTTAAATATTATCGAGAGTCATGTTTTAGAAAGAGACAAATATAAGTCTCAATTTCCTTTAATTGAATATAAGACAAGTACCGAAGGCCCAGCCACCGGTATTAATGAGCTTACTTATAACTGGAGATTGGGCCACCATCCCGTATCTGATGTAGAAAATAAAAATACAGAGTGGTGGTCCAGCCGCGCCGACCGGCAAGTTAATAGTAAAATATCTTCTGGTGACACAGATGTTGAGATAGGAAGAGAAATTATACGAAGATCGGTAGTGAACAATAACAATCAAACTGCTAGTGCACTCTTCACGGTGGGTGGTGCAAGATATACTGGTTCAACATATAGATTGCGTAGATTAACATTACCGTATAAATTAGACGCCGATAGGCAGCAAACATACAAAGGCGGCGTTAATTTTACTGATAACAAGAATATTCATTTTGCGCAAAATGCTTTGTATCCAGATGGACCAATAGAGACCCCGGGCACTGCGGTGATCCCAGAAAATATATTGGTATTTTTCGCTAGCGATATTATAGCTGTCAAAGATAGCGCCGATTTTACCTCTCCTCCCGAATTGATGAAAACCAAGAGGAATTTTAAAGTACAGCCTGGTCGCGATTGGCAAGGGGGTATAGGATATACCACCGTAAAATCATCGTATGTGCTGCCGTTTAATATCATTAGTGCCTCCAGGGATAATCCCACAACAGGATATAACAAAAATATTGTCGACAAGCTCTCTGGCGGTCTCCAGGTTACAAACTTACATAATGATGTATATGGTCCCGACATGGAAGTGCCGATGCAAGGGCCCTTCACAAGTTTTGCAGTTGGTGGCCACCAGTCGCGACATGTTGATGTAAATACCGGTAGCGATGATTACACAAATCGACCAGAAGCTTGGAAAATGTTATTGGGCGTCATTTCGGGATCATCCCCAGACATTACTGGTGCTTTGGGAATGGTCGGCGCAGATTATCCGTGGCCCAATACTCAAGATCCGGTTGGACAAAGAGCGGTTTATTACCGAAGCTTTGTTGCCAAGCGACCGGTTAACCTTAGAAACATTGCTAGCACAACTTCTTCAGTTCTAGGGAATTACGATAAAAATTGGCAAGTTGTTAGCACCGTAGGCGCTTTCGAAAACCCGAAACACTTTGTTGACAATCAACCAACTCTCCCAGACCAAATTATTCAGACGCCTGGTGCATCTCAGGCAAGGTCTATTTTGGATATTCACAGAGGTGACGACAGCCATTTCCAGTTTATTCCAGACTATTCGGCAGCTTATTTGACTGGCGCCAATAAAAACTCAGTTATAATTGGGCGCTTTGCCGCCCCAGGCGGCATTGAGGTAATGGGCAACGGATATCAAGACATTGGTGCCGCAGAATTGTCAGTTTATAATGCATTACCTTATCGTAATTTAACAGTAATTAAACCCTCACAGGGTCCGTCTGGCTCAACTTCTGAAGCAACTGGCTCCGGAACGACAGGAATTCGAGTATCCGACATTCATGGTAAGGATTTTGGTCTTCGCGCTCATCTCGCTAGGCATGCCGGCCGCTTTGGAAGAGATTCGTTGCTTGTGACAAACCCCGGTGCATCTTATGATGAGTCGCCGGCATTCCACAAAACGCAGAGAAACACGAAGATAAGATTGAAAATAACCAATAATGGAGATATTTTTAATGCGCCTACCATAACGGTAGCCACTTCTTCGCGATACGATAACTTCTTTGTGCAACATCAGATTCCCTGTTCAGATCGCCAATATGCATGGGTTACAAGCTCTTTGGCTTCTGATAGTACTGATATTAGATTTCATGGTATGGCCCCCCTACAAGGCCCCCAGGCTGGATTATATTCAAGTTCCGCTGACGGCTATGTATCATTTCTTAATTATGTCTCAGCCAGCGATGTTTTGGGTACCACAACTCCATCACTTTATCAGCCTACGGAGCGCTTAGGAATTTTTATTGTTGATCCTGTTGACAATATAAGCGCATCTCCCAACACATTGGGGAACACACTAACATCGAGTAATACAGATTATATAAATTCTGATCTGCTGACAAAGGCGGGAATTAACGCCGAAATAACCAGTTCGGTAAATTATTTTAATCTTTTGATGACACAAAGAGGCAATAGTTTTGGCTGGAGTTGGACCGGCGCCCGCTCTAGCGATCACCCAATTTTGTTAAAACAGCGCCGCGCCAACACACTAACAGTTTATGAAAATAATGCAATTAAAAGCTATAGAATGGCACCCGTTTCTACGAGAGGGCGCCCAGCTTACATAAATTATGACATAGAAGGATCTGCCGCAGAAAACATTACAATACAATCAACATTTAATAATGAAAGAATTCGTTTTAATGAAACGGATTTAGATGACTTACAATATCCTACGTCGCAGTGGAATGCAACGCCATTTGAGCAATTGATTGAACTAGGAAAAGACAACGATTCTTATCATATGAATTGGGTACAATATGGAGAAAATATCTTCCCATCATTAAGAAATGAATATCTGTCTCGTTCTACCGAAAGAGTAGGATATGATAATAAATTCTGGAGAAATAGTTTGGCGGCAAGGATTGATGTTGGTACTAGTAGCGCCAACTCCTTCGGTCTCGTTGCTTCGCAAAGTTGCTGGCTGCTTGATGCACAAGAGGATTTCCTTACGAGAACTGCTTCTGTGGCCATAGATACTGCTGGTGGTGCCTTTGTCGAACTCTTAAGTAAGGGTAAAGCCGGAGAATTACAAAACAATTATGTCTTGGTTCATACTGGTGCTGGAGCCAATCTGGTGACTTCAATAAAGAGCCTCGCGCCAGCCGCTCTTTATTCTAGAAAACACTTGTTGTCATCGCCTTTGTCGGTTGTTTCTCCGGCCGGCATAAATATTGCCGAGACCGGAAGTTTGAGTAAGATTTATCTCGATAATGTAGAGATATATGCAGGAGAGGCTGTTTGGGAGGCACCTTCACAAGCTGGTATTGTTGTGAAATCTGGCTCAACTTTCAATTATGAAGTTTCTGCTTCGGCGCCTTGGTTTGACGAGTACAACGATTTCAAAGAAGAACTAAAATTGTTAGCTAAAGATTATGCTATTATTCCAGAATTTAGAATTAGTGAGCATGTTGAAGATTATGTTAAATATGGATTATTTAATAGAAATAAACTTGACACATTTGAGATCCCGGGAACGACAGCAAACAGTAGCACTGCTTCTTTTTATAAAGATTATTCAAACTCAGAATTTATGACAAATTTTGTGAAAGTTAGGAATGATACTGCATTAGGTGCCAAGGAGATTAGATTAGTTTGTAGCGCTGCAATTAGATTTAATCCATACAAGGGGTTTTATCCCGCACAAAGAACATCTGATTTAGTGAAACAACTTTCAAGTTCATATGCCCGCGGGTTTGTTACAGATAGACAAGGAACTGTTACCCAAGTACGCAATGGTGCGATGAGACCACTGGCACAGGCATTGTTCGCTCCTGGTATATTGTACAACTCAATTAAATCTGGAATTGCTGTTGATTACCCAATCGTTACTGAGCCAACAAAAATATCTAAGAATTATTATGGTGGATCTTCGGGTACTGACAATTGGATGATAACATCGAGAAATACTGGAAGTTCTGTTTCTGGTGAGGGATATACTGGTGGTATGTATTGGGATCTTAGAGTTCCGTTCGAGGCGATTATTGAACCAGAAAAATATTTGAATAATATTGATTTTTTCGATGTGGAACCACACCCGTCAGCTTCTCTCAATGCAACAGCATCTTGGACTGGTCAGTCAGTAGACAGCATTTATTCATTAATGGCCAGTAATTTCTTTGGCGAGGTTGGCAAATTCTTCCTTAAGGATTCTGGTTTTACGAAAATGAAGTCAGATATTATAACCAGTGATTTGGAATTTTCAAGTGGAAGCATTTATGGTGCTAGATTAAAAATTCGTCGCTCAACAACTGGTACGCGAACATATCAATTTGAATCTGGCTCTTCTGGCGATAATACGGCGTATACTAAATTTGGTGGAAAACTGCACGATGGTAGCAATTTTGGAACTTCCGGATACCCAATTCCGCAAGATCCAAGACAAAATCCCGGATTTAAAGAGAGCTTTACAATGTATAGTCGCCCCACTGCATTCGGCCCACCGATTGCGGGCCGGCCCGGTGAAGTTCAGGCGACCAACCACAAGGTTACTGCATCTGTGCCGATGGATGGGCTATCTGGATTTAATTGGGCATATACTCCTCCTTATTACCATGGCGAGTCGTGGGTTGACTTTATCTTTGAACCAACAACTGGCTCGACTTATAATCTAGAGAAAATATTAGCTGAAACAAAAACTGTATTCTGGCGAGCAGACCCCGGAATTTCAGCATCTTATGGTCAACTTCCGGCGACTCAATTAATTGCCACCTTTAGTGGTTCATCTGCTCTTCCCGGCGTTGGCGACTTGATTTATGAAGGCAAAAATATTAATGCCAACGCAATGCAGCTTACTGCTAGTGTGAATTGCTTTGGCATAGAGCGAGTTGCTCGCCAAAGTACTGATAAGTTTGGAAATGATGTTTTGGCTGAAAACGAGACTGTTGGTATGAAGTGGGTGATTCAGCCCAAATTTGAAACACCTATGTTGAATTTCAACGATGAAGGCGTGCACCCTATCTCAAATGCCAATTCCACATTAAGTATACCTACGTATGGATCGGCATCTGTGCCTAGAGGAATGTGGCATCAATTTGGGGTTATTCCGGAAACCAGCGATAAAGGAGTTTTCTTGGAAATGGGCGAAATTCCAGTTACTTGGTTGAAAAATCATTATGATGTAATAGTGAACAATTCCACATATAACTCTAATGGCGATATATCCGGTTTAACGGTTTATGAAAGAATGAAGCCGTTGACAGATGTAGTTAAGTTCTCTCCATCAAATAGTAAAGTTCGCTTGGGGGAATTAGCAGATAAGAAAACTATAAAAGAAGCTGTGGTGGTTGTTCCTTATGTTTTGGAAAGCGTAGTAAATACTGATGCTAACAACGTTAGCGGCGAATTCGCGTCTGAGAGAAAGAAGTTCATAACAATTCCGGAAGAACAATTTACGGCCGCTTTGAGCGAATCCATTGGAAGCTTAAAGGGGGACTCTTTGGCGGCATCTGGCGAATCTATCAGAAAACTAGTTCAGAAAATGGAAAAATATGTATTACCGCCCCAATTTGATTTCTTAAATAACAGAGATGTTACTCCTGTCGTAATGTATATGCTTGAGTTTGAATATGCACTAGATAAAGATGATTTAAGTTATATTTGGCAGAACTTGGCGCCACGCGAATATCAAAAGATGACTTTTACTAGTGAGTCTGTCGCGCATGAATTGCTTGACACCGAACTACTTAGTGAAGATGACCTGATGAATGAGAACTTGCGGTGGATGGTGTTTAAGGTTAAACAAAGATCACAAACAATGTACTCTGATTTGATGACTGCGCAAGCCGGCCAATCTGCGAATGGGGAACTTTTTGGCTCCTCTGAAAATAACAATATTGGCTTTAATTGGCCCTATGATTACTTATCTTTCGTTGAGCTAATTAAGATAGATGCAGAGGTCCTCTACCACAACCCAGGAGATGAAAGTTCAACCA